GTTTGACCAACATATTTGACATCACCATAGTTATCTCTCAATAAGTAAATATAATACATAACTTTTATTTTTTATTTATAATCCAAGAAACTCACATTGTATTGTATAAATCCTCTATCCTCATCTTACTGATAACATCATCTTTCTCAACTTCTACCAATGTATCACCTCCAACGCACTCAAACTCAATCTTGAACTGTTGTTCAGAAGTGTTCTTGATTGTCTGTTCTTTCCAGACCTCATCTCTACCAGGAACTTCTGACCAGTGAACATCAGTTGGAATATATTCATTCTTTGCCTTCTCTGCATCATGCCACATTCTATAGAAGTGGTTCATGCCGTGAGGCGTAGAAACAATAATTACCTTCGTTGATTTACCAGAAGTAATCGTAGGATAAACAGATGCAAAGAATGCGTCAGCAACATGATTTGGAACGAATGCAAATTCGTCCAAGAAGAGGATGTTGAAAGACATACCTCGAACAGCTGATGCTGAAGTAGAAGCCGCAAGTATCTTACTACCGTTCTCTAACTCAATATTACCTTTGTTCCATACAAGAATACCCTGTTGCATCCACTTGGGTAAGTTTTCATATGCAGTAGCCAGTCTTGCTAATAGTTCTCTAGCAGTTGTAGCCTTGTTAGCCAGAATACCAATGTTGACACTATCATTGAAGATAGCATAGTGAAGTAGATACGATACACAAGTAGTAGACTTACCAGTCTGTCTAGGCATCTTACAGATATTAAATCTGTTCTCGTGGAAATTAGTAATTAACTTATCTTGGAAGTCATAAGTCTTGAATGGTTGAAGACCATGGTCCAAGGTCACAATCTTTACATAATTATTTGCAAAGTATACTGGGTCCTGCTTACACTTAATATATTCTTCAATATCTTCTTGTGTAAACTCAATGGGGGTATTCGCCTTCTTCAATAATGGGTTGCCCAAATAGACATCATTACTCATAATAATTACCTACTAATTTCTTCCCAATCCATTGCAGCGTAAACTTCTTCACTACTTGAGATTGGAGATGCTGCCACTGCAAGTGTCATTTCATATGGAGTTCCAGTTAAACCATTTCTTTCTAACTGGAATTTAAAGAGTGCTTCTTTCAAGATATTAATTGATGGAGATCCTTGATTTACAGAATTAAAAAATCCAGATGCTAATATTCTTCCACCAGTTATACCAGTTCCATTTAATTTATACTCTACTGAACTATCATCTCCAGCACTCGTCCAAGTTCCACCTGTTGTAGTTCCAGATGCTCTCACTTGCCAGTTGTAGTTAATACCATTGCTGACACCCATTAGAGAAAGGGCTGTCAGGATAGCAATCGCATCTAAACGATCTGGTGTTGCTTTTAGTCTAATACTAATAATAGGATAAAAAGTTCCAGCAACAGACATTGTATATGGTGCCGTAATTGGTGTTCCTACGGATTGTTGTAGTCCATTAAGTTCATATCCACCTTCTGAAATTACAGTAGAACATACTTGTTTCAGTGTGCTTGAAGAAGTAGTTACACCAGTATTTACAATCTCATATCTCAAAGGTAATGATGCTGTTGTGATATAAGTTGAGGCAATAAAGTTTGCATGATGGAATGAATGACAGTGGATCATTTGACCATTAATCACAAATCCAATTCTAACGGTTCCTAATCCTAACCACTCAATATCCATCCAAAGAATTTGAGCTTTGGTGAGATCTAAAGTAATTCCAGAAGGTCCAGTTCCATCTAACTTATCAACATTCCAATCAGATTGTGCAACTCTTGTTGAAGTTCCTGTAGATGTACTTCTCTCTACAAAATATGCAGTAGTTCCATCAATCTCATAATACAATCCATTATCAGCACCAAAATAACCTATTCTCTGTCTTAGATTTTCTTTCGGTGAATTAGGTACAAAGGTATTTAAAGTCAGTAGTGACTTTCCTGGCTGATATGAAAATACTTTAGTTGTTTCTCTAATTACAGAACACCCAGCAGTTGTTCCAATACCTATGTTGATTAGACCTTGTGTGGTTACGAAACCAACTGTAGAACCTGTACCAACAATCAAACTGTCCCAAAGATTATTATCTTTGTATCTGTGAGAACTATCAAACAATGTGAATGGTTGAGAAATTCTCATTCTACCAAAAGCATCACCACTGGTATTTCCAGTTCCACCTAAACCACAGTTTCCAATGTTACCGTACCTATCGGCACACATATAAACTTCAAATAGACTTCTCTCTTGGTTGAGATAGTCTTGATTATTCTTATTCCATTGAGCCATAATTTTCCCACTGTAATTTGCCAGGGTGATATCTTCTTACATCACCAAATTTCACTGTTGGTCTTTGTTCTACTGGATATACCCTTTGAACAATTGCACCAGGATATTCACTTTGTAGTTGTTCTGCCAACTCTTGATTGGTTGGAAGTCTTACTGAATTACCTTGTTCTAATTGAACTCTGTAGATACTACCCATCCAAACAAAGTCTGCGAGATACTTATAGTTCTCTTCTACCTGTTGTTCTGGTGGTGCAGAATCCTCACCACCTACATTGAGTGTTCCATTGAAGTCACCGTGAATAGGAATAGTGATTGACTCTTGTATAAAATCTTTAAACTCTTTCATCAGTTACACTCCCAGGCCCTAAGACTCTTGTTGATTCTGCTATCGGGATCTCTAGCAGTTTTGGCAGAAGTTAGTTTTTTCTTCATACCTTTCATCCTTGCACAGAATGATGCTCTTCTCTTATTACCCTTCACTTTAGATGGTCGTTTTAAGTTATGTCCATCTGCTTTCGCAGACTTTCTTCCTTTCTCATTTAAACCACCTTCAGGGTTCTGACCTTCTTTACGAGTCCAAGCAGCACCTTCACTCATATCACCACCTTCATCATGATCTTCATCTTTCATCAAATCACCATTTGGCATTACATGATGACCTTTAGGTATCGGCTTACATTTTTTAGAGTCCTTACAATAGTATTCACCTTTAGAACAACTCTTACTAGATTTATCATATTCTTCACGAACACCAACATTCAACATTGGTTCGTTAGGGTTATATGAGGTAAGGTCAAACCTTTGAACATAAGAACCTGGATATACTTTCTCAAGTGTATCCTGAACTTCAGTTCTGGAAGGTCTCTTTACATCTGGGAAGAATAATTTCATCATCATGTATTTACCTCTCCAGGTAAATCCTACCAAGTAACAGTTACCACTCTGTGCAGGAATTCTGGTAGCCTCTTCAATAGTTTTTTCTTCATCTTTTGTTTCCTCACCAACCGGAACACAATTGGGAACTACTTTTTTACCCTTCTTCTTCATACCCTTCTGGGTATAACCAGACCAACACTTCTCATCAAGAACTTCTACCTCAATGCCTGAGGCTTCCATACACTTGATTTGAAGATCAGTGAATTCTGGAAGAGCCATAAACTCTTCGTTCTTCTTTGACTTACCATAGTTGGCAGCACCTTTCTTACGGCACTGAACCAAACGACCAGAAGCATAAGCAGAAGGCCATACAGAAGCAGATGCCTTTACCTTATGGTAACATGCATCCTTCTTACCACTACCTTTACCCTTCTTGTCCGCTTCATTGATTTCCATTTCTTCTTTCATTTTTTTCTTTGGTTTGTCAGTTGAAACGTAAGTTGGTTTTGCAGCACCAGACTTTGATTGTTGGTTTGGGTCTGCTTTCTTCTTTCTGCGTTGTGCAGACTTTCTTTCGGCAGGAGTCATACTAGCCCTCTTTGAAGAAGATACACACTTGGGTGTTCCTTCACCTGGTTTATCACTAGCACATGTACCACCAGTGACCACATTGACCCAACCAGACTTACCGTCTTTAGACTTGGATCCCTTAAACCACTTATGTAAATTACCTTCCTGCATATCAATAGAAAGAGTTCTGTTTTATTATTTATTACTATGTAACAGATATAGTAGCATTTACCATAACAGAACCCTCAAATACCTTAGAAACTACACTAGAACCTGATGTTACAAGGATGTCATAGTAGTTTCTACCTACTGTCAAATTCGATGTAACTGTAGTATCCATTGATAACGTAATTGTTCCAGTAGTTGATGCAATACCTACAGCAAAACTTTGAACGTTACTAGAATCTTCAGGATACTTTCTTACTTTAGATACCCCTGTATATCCAGTCAAATCGATAATGGT